ATTGCAAGATCATGAAAAAAAGATTAATAAGTTTCTTGACATAAACGGATTTAAATTATCCGAGCAAAATCCGGATAAAAATGTGTTTGTTCATGAGACAGAGCCGGTGCAGGTAGAAATAAATAAAAATTTAAATATGATGTCATTTACAAACTATGTTAAGCCGGCACAATTAACTAAACAACACATAGTTAATGCACTAGCAAAAGATAACACAGAACATGACAGCAAACATGCTTCTGGCGTATACGGAACATACACCGACTATAATGATGTATATAATAAGACACAGAACATTCATAATAAATTATCAAGTTTAGGGTTTGTGCACACCGGATTTAGCACAACACAACAAGGGGTGGCCGAACACACATATACTAATAATGCGGGGTTGCATGCCGTAACTACATACACAACAAACCCAAAAAATGAAATACACGGATATAATACAGAAATTATAAATGCGCCAAAAGCAAACACAGATACAACAGCACAAACCGCCCCCGCTAAATTAACAAAACAAGATGTAATTGATGAACTAGCAAAAGATTCACACAAATATGCACACGGGGTTACAGGACAACACAAAACACACTATGAATTGGTTGATAAAGTATTGTCAATCAACAAAAAATTAAACGGTATGGGATTTTCATATTTGGGATCAGAAAATAATGAATACGGGGTCATTCATAATTATACTCATCCGGATAATATAACTGCAAAAATTACACACACGAATCGACTACAAAAAAATCCCGGATATGCAGTAACTATATCAGACGCTGCACAGACACAAAATAAAATAGAGCCAATAAGAAAAGAATTGACACATGAATCACTTCATAATATAATAAATGATATTCCTACATCGGGAATTAAAAAAAATAGTACATTTAACGGGTCAACAAAAACAATTTATACAACTGATGTATATCATCAAAGCGCAGATAGTGTTAATGATCACTTTAATAAAGTGCAATCAAAATTAAAACAATTAGGATTTAGTGAAAATCCAGACTCTGTTGATGATAATAAATTGTATGAACACCCAACAAAGGACATTAGTGTCACATTAGCAAAAAATCATGAAAATAAATGGTCATCGGTAGACGTATGGAAAAAGAAATGACAGACGAATATGATGAATTATCAGAATTAAATGAAATAACAGCAACAGACTTTTCAATTGCAGTTGAGTATTTACATCAACACGAAAATGTGTCATACTTAGAAGCAATCTTGGAATTTGCTAGGCGCAAAAATCTTTCCCCCGAATATGAAATGGACTTCATCAGCACACTAATAGACGACAGCTTAAAGGAAAAATTGCTTGTTGAGTGTGCTAAAAATAAAACAGTGAAACACAAAGTATCAACATTATTTTAATAAGGGTATAAATAACACAGTGAACTCAGATCAAATACGAGAATTCAAGAAATTAGTCGGTGAATTAGTAGTGTCTATGGACCGGGTTTCCGCAGAGCGCGAACAACAAAAAGCAATTCTTGAAACTATAAAAGAAACCTGCGAAGTAGATAAAACACACGCAAGAAAAGTAGCAAAAGCAATACACGCTAATAAAGTAGCGGAAACTCTATTAGATTCAACAGAATTGACAGATTTAATAGAGTTGATACAAGAAGAATAACGGACGAATTACTTAAACGGATTTAATCAATAAGCAACATACGATAATATACGAAACCACAAGAGAAAACACACGATGGCATTTAAAGACCTAAAGAAAGCAACAGACTTATCATCACTATTAGAAACAATAACAAAGAAAGATTCTAATACGACATTTGAAAAGGACACACGATTTTATACGTGTGAAGTTGATAAGACAACAGGAAACGGCAGTGCACTAATTCGTTTCTTACCAACACCGGACGGCGATGAAACCCCGATTGTAAAACTATATACACACGGTTTCACCGGACCAGACGGCAAATGGTACATTGAGAATTGTCCAACAACAATCGGGGAGACTTGTCCGGTTTGCGAAGATAACTCAATTCACTGGAAGTCAAAAACTGAAAAAGGCATTCAATTAGCCCGCGCGCGCAAACGCAAACTATCATATATCGCCAACATTCTTGTGCTTCGTGATAAGGCACATCCGGAAAATGAAGGCAAAGTTTTCCTGATGAAATTCGGAAAACAAATTCATGATAAAATTGTCGCGGCTATGAATCCACAGGATGACGATGAACTAGAAACCCCGATTCCGGCGTTTAATCCGTTTGATATGTGGACCGGCGCTAATTTTCTTCTGAAAATAATCACAAAGAAAACCGGAAACGACAAAAATCTGAATTTTGAACAGAGTAAATTCATGGCGCAATCGGAATTGTATGACGGCGACGATGAAAAACTCGAAGTTGTGTATAATTCAGAGTATAAATTAGCGCCGTTTATTGATTCGGACAATTTCAAACCATATGCGGATTTGAAAGCGCGTTTTGAAAAGGTGTCCGCTGGTAAAACCGGATCGCCCGTGAATATTGAACCAGTATCGTCACAAAATACCGGCAAATCACTTGCTAGTGCATCAATAGAGTCGTCTGATATTGATGATGAAATTGATAATATCTTCAATCAAATTGACGGAATATAATGACACATTGAATTGATGTGCGCTTGACAAACATCGTGTGTAGTGATAATCTACACACGATGTTTTTATTTGTTTAAATAATCAAATATGAGGATGTGTTATGTGCAGCGATAAGCCGGAAACTAATGAACAGCGAGTGGCAATGTATCTTCATTGCCAGATTGATTTTATCATGCTTGAAATCTTTAATCTTATGTTAAAGCATGATGAGAATAGTGATGAATTTCATGCACAAATCAATAAAATCAGAAATGAATCTGTTCATCGAATTAATGAAAAACTCAAAACAATGTATGAAGTTGAATAATGGGCATAAACTGGCCAGACTTAATACTTCCACCAATAAACTTGTTATCAATAGGTAGTATAATGAATAACACATCAAAAAGTTATTATGACGATGATGAATTTAAACATGATACTTACACAGTACACTTTGCTGAAGGAGCAGAATTATATGTTGATGTATTAAATGAATACTATGACAATGTTATATTTGTCGAAGAACTGCGGTCGCACGGTGGAAACATAACTCGCCGTCAATTCGCACTGGCACTAAGACAACTAGCAACACTAATTGAGAAAGGATGATATGAATGCTGCTAATAAACTGTGTGTACGACAATCCGGACACAATGAAGCGGGAATGGTATAATTCAGAAGGTAAATTAATCTGTTTCTATTCTGCCGAATTGCTTTATCTAAAGAAAAGACCAAAACAGTTAGATAAAGCGCCGGAGTGGAAATCCGGAAATATCAAGCAACATTGACCCGATTAAAATGCAATTAGGAAATCTAACATGGCCTACACAGTAAAGCGCAAAGAAGAATACACATTCGGCACCGGTGATATTAGTGTATTTCTATCACTAGAAAATCATTATCCGAATCATAATACCGTTGATATAGAAGCCTTTGTATTTAGGGCGAGTAATATTACTCGCGGCACACTTATAAATGAACTTAGACTCTTAGCAACAGAAATAGAGAATGCAGGAAAGTGACAAACCCTGTTGACACATCGACTGCAATCCCGTATAGTGCACACATCAACACAACGGGGTGACACACCATGACTAAGCGCAGCATCAAGAAGCGGGCCGCCTTCACCGGCTCATATTTTTATGATGATCATGCAGTTCGAGTGCGCAAAACCGGAAAACAATTCACTGCGGGCACGGGAGTTTGCAGTTGTCATTGACGGTAACTTCAACATTTGTGCGGGAGACTGGTAATGAATAATCGAAACAAAAAGAACATCACACCGGCAAAAAAGTCGGTTCAAAATCGCAATCGGAGGATTAATTCTGACGACGATACATCGTCAGACAACTTCGGCAATGACCTGATTGAAACCGTTGTGGACACAATAATCAACAACAGTTACACATCAGACAGTGGCGGATATTCCGGGGGCGCGTCAGACTACAACTCATACTCTGATTAACTGATTTGCTTTAAATCATAGAAGAGCACACATAGTATGTGTGCTCTTCTATTTTATTGAGAATAAATAATGAAAAAGAGTAAACTAATAGATTTATTGCAAAATGTTTCTGGCGATCCACCCATTCTATTGAGTAATGATCTAGTTGATGATTGGCTAGACCTAGACTCAACTATCCATGAAGTATATCTATATAAAATTACATTTAGGCATTATGTTCATACAGTTGAGCTTGAAATGAAAGTACAATATAGGATTGGGATTATAAACTATCAAAAGAAGAAATTAGAGAACTAAAAGAATGTTATAGATCACTGGATTATGAATATAATGACTGGGTTTCAGATAAAGATGTAAAAGATAAAAAGTATAGAAAAAAGAAAGTGTATGTCATATGCCCAACACTAAGAAACAAAACTACTTTTGACAGACTAGGCGGCATTCACTACTAAATCATGCAACACAAACACAAAACAGATTTATATGACATAATTCGTTATGAACCACAACACGATAATTATGTATTTGTTATAAATCACTGGTCAGAACAAACATGGAAGTTTTGTTGCTCAATTAGGGAAGTTAAAACGGAACAAGAAGCGTTCGACGCATTTATAAAAATGATTACTTGAACTATTTTTTCTTTCTAAAATTATTACCATCGCGCCAAACACGTTGATTATCTGCTTTCTGGAATGCTTCATTAGGTAGAAAGATTGATATTGGCCATTCTTCATACGGCACGATGACAATTTGAGACTTTACATGATCCATTCTATATTTTTTGATTGCAAACTTGAAATAATTAGAATCTTTCAATAGCATTAAAAACTTCCATGATAATGCAAGTCTTTGTATCTTTGTCAAATACTTGTTGTCATGATAGCCTAATAATTCAAGAAATATTTTTCCGCGAGTTGCAGGATCAAGATAATGTAGGTTAATACCCCACATATGTTCATCGGTATGACCTAGATTTATAGACAGCGGGAACGCATCCCAATACGGCAGTTCGTCTTTATATTTTGCGTCATAGATGAAAAACACCATTTCGCCGGGACGAACTGTTGATCTTGTTTCTTTAGCTTGCTGTAGTGTTTGTTTGTCTTTAATATGAGTATAAGACTTTCTGATTGTTTTTCTAAACCAATCAATTGCGGTTTTTGAAAAAATAGACATTTGTCCGCCTTTTGCTAGACGGAATTTTGTCATGATACTTTCTACATATGTTGATTTTGCCATGTAAATTATTTAGACAGGTAATTAAAATGATTACAGTATATGCATTAGTTTACGACAATTCTGATTCATCATATACAATATTATTCTTTAGAAACAAAAAAATAGTAGATGGGCTTCTTGAATTAGATCAATTTTTATGTAATGAAGGAGTTCCGCACGAGTTCTTCTTTCCGGATGATTTTGACTTTGAAACTGCTAATATAGAGTTCTCTGACTATGATGTTGCTTATTTTTATGACGATCCCGATGAAATTTCGTGATGTGAAACCAAAATAGTTGACAGCACGCCCGGCAAATAGTATGATGTATTCATCGTAAATGATCCAGAGTAGCAAAGATGGCCAGTGAAAAGTTTCTAGTGATGATCAAAGATAGCGCGAGCAATGGACAATATGTATATGTGTACCGGGAATGCCAGACTAGAAACGAGGCCAACCGGTATGCAAGGATGCTAAACAATAAAGAACCGGGCGCAGCGAAGATTAAAAAGGTGACTAACAAATGAACGCACTGTATGTTAATAATACACTATCTGATGTCACTGATTTTCATTCTGTTATTGTTGAAGCAATTAACAATAACGGACAGTTTGATGATGATTTTGCTGACATATTTACATTGGTGAAATGTCCGCCCGGATCAACCTGTCAATGGGCACTCTATTTTTATGATCAACTGGAGAGTAATAATGACTAATAAGTTTGTTGAATTGACTGTATCTGAGATTGTTGAGCTTCTAAAATCGGGATGGTCTGTGCATCGCACCTTTATTCGCGGTGATGCAATGCTTTATTTAGACGAGAATAACAATAAACCCGTGACATCAAATAAATTTAACGAATTGAACTTTCAGGGTCTATTGGAGTTTGTTGATACAATTAACGGATGGCACCCGATTTTTCATGGGACCGTCAATGTGTATGAATTCAATCTGGATATTCTTAATAAGGTAGATTACACCGATTTGCCATTACAAACTGTTATTGATCTTCTAAAAAATGGATGGAAAATTCATAGTCTATTCACAAGTGAGTCTGCATTACTAGCACCGCCTAATAACGACGAAAAATATAAACTAGTTTCAGAATCTGTTATGAGTGAATTGCGTCAATATGGTCTCAACTTAATCGAATTTATAAACTATAAATCACACCCGATTTTCAGTGGTGATAGTGTGTATGTTTATGAAATAAAACAAGAGGGGGAAGTAAATGAGTAACATTCATACCGATTATTCACTGATGATGAAAGTGTCATCAGAAATGCAGCGTGCGCTTGATGAAATTTATTATCTTCGGGAAGAGGTAAAGAGACTGCGGGATGTTGAACGAGAATATATGGATATTGTTAATAAGACAATAGAGCACAACGATATGATGTCTAGGAATATACTAAATCTTGCTATGAGAAATATACACAAACCGCAAGAAGAGTAATGAAAGGCCGATGTTGATAAAATTCAACATCGGCCTTTCTGTTTTTATATTCTGAATATTCCGCTTATTGCATTGTTTATCGGCGCGGTGACAGTTTTCAAAACATCATTAGTCAGTGTGCCGACAACACGACCAACAACCTTATTTAATATCCCTAATGCAGTTTGTTTCAAAGAATTTTTAGTTAGAACATTGCGCCAAGCACGAAACGCAAATGTCACTGTAATCACATGAAATTGATTATGTTGATTCATTGACAATTCTAAATTCTGAATGCGAATCGGGTATGCCTCAACTAATTCCGCGCCTATCATTATATTATTCTGTTCATCGTATTGATAAATAGTCACGGTTGTAGTAAATTCATCATAGTAATTAAGATTGCTTGTTTCTTGATTTTGAATATCATTCATCCACTGTTCAAAGAACAGATATTCAAATCCGTTTTTTCCTACAAGAAATGACATTGTTATCGGGTCATAATCCTGAACATAAGGAACTTTAAAGTGCGGAGCGCATCCGACTTTTATATTTCTAACTTCTACAGTCTTTCCCGGTAGCGCACTATCAAACGCAATAAATGCCGACCCGGTTAATTTAGATGATGCCAGCAGCGATCCAAATCCAGTTATTCCTGCAAGTGCGCCTAATGCTCTATTTTTGAATGCTTCAACGCCGCGCATCGGCGGGACAAACACAAGAAACCTATTATTTCTTAATATTCCCTTTTTAGCTAACTTTGCTTTAAAATCTTCTATATTTGAAATCATGGTTTATTAAATAACTCTTTTTCTGTTAGCACCCTAAATTCAATACTTTGTTTATCACAGAACTCCTTTGCTGCCGCCCATTTTGCCCTATTAACTTCAAATGTCATATGATCTTCAAGTAATCTAACACTTTGTTTTTTTGTTTTGCACTTTCTATTTCTAGGTGGGCGGGTTTGTGAGTCTGGTTTTATTTCAATTATCATTTTCCGTATTCCGGAATTTGTAATTAATTCAATATAGAAATCAGGAAAATATCTGTGTACTTTATTATCGCGCGGACTAACATACGGAATTACAATTTCCTCAGACGAATATCGAACAACATTTTTATTCTTATCACAATATGACAAAAAATGAAATTCCCAAGATGACCTATAGATGATATTTTTTATATCGCCTATATATTTCTCGGGGTTTCTAGGGGTAAATTTTCCCTGATGATATTTACTTTCATTCAAAAACTTTATTCTTATCCGGCCAATGTAACAATAGAGAATTTCTAAAATTAATTATATCATTTATTGTATTTAATTCTGTTTTAACCCGTTCAACTAACTCCATTTCTTTATCGAAACACTGTTCAACATAATTTGCTATTATTCCGGCAAGTTTAACAATATCAACAGAGTCTAGTTGTATCCAAATTCCGGATGCAGTTTTCCAATTCACCGTTGTTATTACACCAAGTGTCATTGACAATATTGCATTTGACAGTGTAGTTGTATCATCTAAGTCTGTGCCTATAGAAAACATTGGAAAATCTTTAAACCCGGATATGTTAATGCCGCCTAATTGATATACTTTTCTAAT